CCCAGATGACTCGGACCTAGGAGGCATCCCAGATGGCGAAGATATGGAGCCAGATCCTGGGTCCAGCAACCCGCCAAATCAGAACCCGTCCGACCTTGAGAGCTCTCTCAAGCTGACCATTGAAATTGACGAGACCAAGTCGGCTGGAGATGAAATTATCATTTCAGACATTGACGGGGCGTTGACCTCATCGGACGGCACGGATCAGGTGAATGAGATTGTCGCGGATTACCTGCGACGAAAGTCTGACAGCCACAAGATCTTTATTGTGAGCGCAAGGTCTGTGAAGCGTCTGCAGGAAACACAGGAATGGCTTGAGGAGAACGACATTCCTTACGACGACATTCACCTCAGCGACTTCCCTGCTGGCTCTGGCCTCCAGTTTAGGAAGTACAAAATCTCTAAGATCCTCAAGGACAACGGTAAGGTGGTTGAAGCAATTGACGGAGACGCAGATGCGCGTGAAGCCTATCGTGCGCTCGGTGTTCAAAGCGTTCACGCCCCAGCCGATCTAGCGGACAAGCACGCTGCCGCAGATTACTCTGGCATAAGCCTGAATGTTCCTTCTGCAGTAAAGTCCGAAGCCAAGCGTGGTCTTGATTGGCGACGTGAATTCGGACGTGGCGGGATAGGCCCAGGTCAGACAACTGCAAGAATGCTTATTAGCAACACAATGACGATCCCCCGCGTTCGCAAGATGAGGGCATTCCTTGCTCGACATGAAGTAGACAAGCAGGGTGAGGGATTTAAGCCGGGACAGCCCGGGTTCCCTTCTGCTGGTCGCATTGCATGGGCGCTTTGGGGTGGAGACGCTGGTGTTGCTTGGTCAAATAAGATCATGCGCCAAGTTGAGGCCCGCGAGAAAAAGCGATAATCCGTGGTCGCCGAGAAGACGTATCACACACAGCCGTGCTACTGTCTTCCCTGCCGAGTGATGTCGGCTGAGAAAGTAAAGGAAAAGAAGGGAGGATCGGATGAGTCACGATTACTTCAAGGCGTACCGGGAGGGACACGAGTACAACGGGTACGTCGCCGACTACCTAAGAAGTAAGGGGATTGACTGCGAAGTCCCAGACCTAGAGATTGAAGAAGACCCGACTCGGTGGTCTAAGTTCACGCAAAACGAAAAAGACATCATCCTAGCCAATGGAGATGTTATTGAGGTTAAGTCAATTAACCAAAACTTCACCGATGACCCATCCTCTTGGCCCCTAGAGAGAGCCATCGTTGACACCTATAGCGGATTCAACGGCAAAAGCAAGCGCCCAATCGCATATGTGTTTGTGAGCCAGAAAACCAAGAAGATGCTAGCAATGTCTGCTGAAAAACCAAGCGCGTGGTCTGTTGAGCGCAAGTTTGATAAGTATCGCCAGAAAGAGGACGACTTCTATTTCGCCCCAAAGAGCATGCTGCGACCAATGGACAAATTGGTGGAGTACCTACGGGGGCGACAGTGAAGCGATCCCAGATCAAAAGGAAGATTCGCCACAAGGACCCAGTCACCCTTGCCGTCGCCCAAGAGGTCTTTAAAAGAGACGGAGGGTGTGTCGGACCAAAGATTGGCATGATGGGTCTCTGCGGTACGCAGTTCGGCCCGTCCGACAGGTTCGGGCTAGAGCTTGACCATGTCAACGGGTCTGGGCTGGGGAAGAGGGGTCCATCTATCCCGCAAAACCTAGTCTCCCTCTGCGGGCTTCACCATCGGATGAAGACGGAGCAGTCTAGGGTCTGGAGGCCCCTGCTTAACGAATACCTTCATAAGTTTTACGGTCAATAACTAAAGACACGGCTCCCCTTGACATGTCAATGGGAGCCATATAGAATGTGTCAATGAAGATGGAAGGAGCGACCAAATGGCGAATTGCGTGAATTGCGGAAAGCAGGTCACGTCGCCTGAGGCTGCTCGGTGCTGGTGGTGCAACCACAAACACCGCTCCACTTCGGCTCTCGCGTCGCTTGAGGTCCGAGCGAAAGAGATCCAAAGACTTAAGGACTCTGGAATGACGATGGTAGAGATTTCAGGGAAGCTTGGAATCAGTCGCCAGCGCGCATATCAGATCCTTGAAAGGGTAAAGAAGTGACAGAAAACCGAGAGATTGAGTTGGAGCTTCGCGGCAGGTCCTGCTTTGTTGCCGCTCTTGAATCTCATGCGATTGCAACCACGCTTGGCGACAATCAGGCAAGCGAAAAGGAAAGCATTCTGCTTTCTGTGGTTGCGGATGCACACGAGCTCCTTGAGGCAGAGCTGACAGAGTCAGGGGAAATCATTGACTCCGAAGGTCGTCTCTGGGTTAATCGCGGCATCAGCCTCGCCTGCGAGGAGTGGCTCCGATCACCGGACGACATTAACACGGTAGGTGTCTAAACTTAGTGGGGAAAAGGGGAGAGAATGGCGCTTGATGCAGCGCGCGGCATGCGCACACATCTGGCAGATCATTGACGACTCTTGCATTCCACACGATGTCGTGGCAAAATACCTAGAGTGTCACCCGCAGTACCTTCGGGACCTGCGGTTTGGGCATGTGAAGATGAGCCAGCCAATGAGGGCTAAGATTAGCGACTTCCTTGGGGTTCCCGAGGAAGAGTTGTTTAGGGAGTATCTGCTCAGAGCGGCAGAGCTCAAGAAGGGAAGGTAGGAAGAAATGGTTTACGGAAATAACCCAGCGCCAGAGAAGCGCAAGGCATTCGCGGCAGACTACGTAGAAGTAGCGGACCGCATCAGGGCTTGGTATGAGGCGTATCCAAGCGGACGCATCGTCACCGAGATTGTTCAGATTACTGACAAGGTTGTAGTGGTTAAGGCTGCTGCATACCGGGGCGAGACACCAGACGAGCAGCCAGCAGGGGTTGGTCACTCGTCAATGAATATCCCAGGCAGCACGCCATACACGCGCGGTTCGGAGTTGGAGAACACCGAGACGAGCGCCGCTGGTCGAGCACTTGTGATGGCCGGTCTTCCCTCCAAGAAGGTTGCGTCTGGTGACGAGATTCGCGCCAAGGCTGGAACTGCACCAAAGGCAGATCCAATCGTTGCTGCGGCTAAGGACATCTTTGGCGACATTGAAATCAAGGAGAGCCCGATTGTCACCAACTGGCTTGATGCGATTGATGTTGCGAACGATGCCGCCGAACTACAGAGGGTTGGGCAGGATATCGCTGGTCTTGATTTGACCGAAAATGAGCGCGGGCTGCTTCAGAACGCTTGGAAGAACAAGCGCGCGAAGTTTGCCTGATGGAGTTGATCCGTTACGAAGAGCGGCACCCAGAACATATCAGCGTTAGCGAGCTAAGAGAGTTTCTCTCTTGCCCGCTGCGCTGGTGGTACAAGTATCGCCTTGGTCTCTGGACTGATAAGACCACGCCATTCTTTGCGCTAGGAACCGCTGTCCACTCTGGCTTGCAACACTGGTACGAGCCAGTTGCTGGGGCAAAGAAGCAGGGTGATCTTGGCAAGGCATATGAGGCGTATAAGACAACCTATGCAATTGAATCTGCCAAGGTTGACTGGATGTCAGAGAAGGATGCGGACCCAATTGGTCAGCAGGCGATGGGTCAGGAGATGCTCCGCGCGGCACTCACCGAAGGTGACCCTTGGGTCGCTCATGCGGTTGAGCGCACGATGTTTGCCGAGATTAAGCACAGCCGACTTGGCAAGTTGCCGATAAAGCTAAAGGCACAGGTGGACATGATCACAACAACGAAGGATGTTGTTGAGCACAAGACCGCATCAAGGAAGTGGGAGGCGGGAAGGGAGCACGGAGACATTCAGGCAACCGCGTATGTTCTCGCTGTTCGCGAAAACTTTGATCATGACCCAGAAGTAACTTTTAACATCATCAGCAAGAGCGCGAAGTCGCCAAACGTTGATCGTAGGGTTACGCGCAGGGGGCAGGACTCCCTAGATAAACTCTACATCTCGGTGAGGGCGTTTCTTGACGCGCAGGAGAAAGGGGTCTATCCTAACCCTTCATCATGGGCGCACGCGACATGTGAGTACAGGGAGATTTGTGATAAATGGGAAAGTCATCCGCAACTACTTCCAGAGCGAAAGATCCTAAAGACGATGGTTCCGGGGCTGCGCGAAGCGAGGAAAGTAAAGGAATAGCAGGGAAAACGCTGCCACAGTGGCTATCGCACGTGGTTTCAGTCGGCAATAAGTCTGGAGCCGTTGGAGATTTCCTTGCTGCTGTCAGCGGAAAGCCTCTCACCAAGGCGCAGTACGCCAGAATGGCAAAGATCTACAAGGAATACCCGCTTGGGATTGAGGATTTGATGTCAGTGATCTGCTATGTGGCGATCAAGGACACAAAGGGCGACCAGTTGGACTATTTACAGAAAATTGTTGACAAAAAAAGAGGAAAGAAGAGGGAGAGCAATGATGAGCGAGGCTTCAGCCGTGATGAATACGTTGAATCCTGATACTGCGATGTACGAAAGCGGAGTTCTGACCAAATCTGGCGTACCAGAGAGGTATTTGCCGCACTCGTTTGACAATTTTTCCGTAACTGACAAAACGGCGAAGGCATATGAGGTCGCAACTGAGTGGGCAGCCCTGCAGAACCCGAAAGATCGTGGATTTGCACTGCTTGGGGCTCCTGGCGTAGGCAAAACACACCTTGCCGTTGCTGCAATGCGACAGATTGCACGGCTATGGGGGCTGCAGAGGCTCTCCGAGACCAGTGCGGAGATCTATCGCGACCCAAAAACGATGGTTGAACAGAACATGCGCTTCATCAACGTGCCGATCTTCATGGATCAGCTGCGTGACAGCATTAAATACAGCGAAAGTAAGGCCCAGGACCTGTGGTCCTTTGCGCTTGAAAGGGCATCGGTGGTGGTTCTTGACGATTTCGGGAAAGAGAAGGCGACTGACTGGGTTACCGAGCGCCTCTATGTACTCATTGAGAGCCGATACCAGAACATGAAGTCCACCATTGTGACTTCCAACCTGACCCTTGACCAGCTTGATGACCTAGGATATGGTGCGTCAGTAAGTCGCTTGCAGGAAACCGGACGAGTCGTGCGACTAGATGCAAAAGATCAGAGACCAGAAATTGGTGCTCGCAGCAGATGAATCGTCAATTAACGCACGCGTCATTTTTTAGCGGCGTAGGAGGGCTTGATCTTGGCTTTGAAAAAGCGGGAATCCGCACAGTCAGCGTCTCAGAGATTGACCCCTTCGCCAGAGCCGTCCTTGCCAGCCGATTCCCAGACGTCCCCCAGCTCGGAGACATCGTGGCGCTTGCTGATCATGAGCTTTCCAGCGTGGTTCAGCCGACAGCCGACGTACTTCAACGACGTGGCGGACCCGCTGACAGTGAAGGCGGGACCACCAGCAGTGATGATTGGAAGACAGCAGATATCTGGAGCGCAGGATTCCCCTGCCAAGACCTCTCAGTCGCTGGAAAGCGGAAAGGATTTACCGATGGAAAAAGATCAGTCCTCGCATTCACATTCCTCAACCTTGTGGAGCGATTCAGACCTCGGTGGCTCGTGCTGGAAAACGTCCCCGGTCTCTTCACTTCCAACGACGGAAGGGACTTCCTCGCCCTCCTCAATGAAGTGGACCAACTCGGGTATGGTATTTCGTGGCGAACTCTTGACGCTCGCTTCTTCGGAGTCCCCCAGCGGCGCCGTCGAGTATTCATTGTCGCGAGTCTTGGAAGCAACCGCGCCGGAGAGGTTCTTCTTGAGTGCGAAGGCGGCTGTGGGCATCCTCAGGCGGGCAGGTCGTCGTGGCAAGAATTTGCCGGAAGCTCTGAACGAAGCCCTGACGTCGCTGGCGCTCTCCTCGCCAGATACCACAAAGGAGCTACCAGCACCGTTGAAAACGGGCAACTCGTCGTCGTTGGTTCGCAGGTTGACCCCAGTGGAGTGCGAGAGGCTGATGGGCTGGCCGGAGGGCTGGACAATCCCAACTACCGAGCAATGGGTGCCGCGTTCCCGAGTCAAGAAGACATCCAAGTAGACCATCACGCATATAGCATCAGAGAAGACGCAAAGGCTGAGAACTTTTCCGCGACACCAGTAAAAACGGCACGAGCGCTTAACGCAGTGTGGCCAAGTGTTCAGAGCCACCACGCCCAGACCTTTATCGCGTCCGTATATCAAAACAATGACGCCCAATATGGGATGCAGGAGAGCGATCTGCTGCCAACAGGGCTTGATTCCAGCAGGTACAAGGTTTGCGGCAACGGGGTTGTTGCAAATGTGGCAGAATGGATTGGAAATCGGCTAGTAGAAGTGGATAGGAAATGGACAGAGTTGAAGTGATGGAAGTGAAAGAAGCCTATATCTATGGAATCCCAGTCCCCCAAGGCTCTTCCCGCGCGTTCAATCGCGGCGGGCGTGTTGTCGTGACGAGCGACAACCGAAACCTGAAGAAGTGGCGCGAGTATTGCGCGCTTGTGCTTCGGAAGGATATTTCTGCTGGCGTGACCATTGATGGTCCCGTCTGTGTTGATCTGGCGTTCTATTTTGAACGCCCGAAGTCCCATCTGAATGGCTCTGGGAGCCTGAGGAAGGGATATAGTAAAAGCCACATCGTCAAGCCAGATCTGGACAAGTTGGTCCGAGCCATCTTGGATTCAGCGACGGTTGGATTGGTGTGGCATGATGATGCGCAGGTCGTCCGCTTGACGGCCACTAAGAAATACGTGCAGGACTTGGGCGCAACAGCGCTTCCCGGTGTGCACGTGAAGGTATGGAAGGAAGAGGCTAATGATTAAGCTTCAGTTGATCGGTCGCGTAGGTTCCAAGCCAGAGCTACGACAGACCAAGGCGGGGCGTCCCGTTGCAAACTTCAATGTGGCAGTGTCAGCAGGTAAGGACGCCAACGGTGAGTACACCTCTAAGTGGTATCCAGTAACTTGCTGGGATGGTCGAGCAGAGCTCGCAGTGAAGATCATTGAGAAGGGCGACCTTGTCCTGATTGAGGGCAGCCCAGAGCTTAGTAGCTGGGTTGACAAGAAGGAAGAAGAGCACCTTGAGCTGATGGTTCACTGCAAGTTCTTGCAGGTTCTTGCGCGAAGCAAGCGCAAGGATGGGGAAGAGCCGGTAGCCACGGTTGCCCCGCAGGAGATTGTTCAGAGCTTTGACGAGCTCCCTTTCTAATCGGTAGGGATCATGCTCCCAGCGCACAATCCAAAGATTGCGTTGTATCTGATTATGCAGAGCAACCTGCTCGGGATTGTCAGCGCTGGGGGCATCTTCCGTCTCTTTTGCTTTGATGACCTCCGCATTGATACAGAAGAGATGGACGTGTACGGTGAGCAGTGGGGGCTCTCGTTTGAGGAGTTCGCCGAGCAGGCAAAGGTATTCAGCCACAACGAATTTCCCGAGTTCCTAGAGTTCTACCCCCAATCGGCAAACCAGATGATGCTGGAAACCGTGTGGAAGCACGGCAAGCGGCTTGACATCCCCACGCTCACAGAGCTCTCACGGTCATTCCGACCAGTGCAATACGGCAGAATCAGGAAAGATTAGTTGGTTTTTGCTATACTGCGTATCCCCAAATCAATAAAGCGGCGGAGGTTCCTATGGCGATCAAGGCAACAGACGATACATTCCAGAAGCAGGTACTTGAGTCAAGCAAGCCGGTCATCGTTGACCTGTGGGCTCCGTGGTGCCAGCCATGCAAGGCGATTGACAAAGAGCTCGCCGAAGTTGAGAAGCAGTACGGTGATAAGGTCACGGTGGTCAAGGTCAACATTGACGAAAACCCGGCTATCGTCAAGAACCTAGAGATTCGCACCGTGCCAACCATTCTGTTCTATGCGGGTCGCAATGCTGCGCCAGTTTCCATATCTGGGGCTGCAACATCCAGGCAGATTGTGAGTCGCTTCCGCTTGTCCGAGTTGGCTTGATGTTCTGCCCAATCTTCGGAAATTTTGTATTTTTTCAGGCACCGTCTCCCCTCCCTCCCTGCTTCCGCAGTACGGGGTGGAGCCGATGACCCAGCCACACATCGAGTCAACACTTATTGAATATGTAGAGGTCAGCACGCTCATCACCCACCCGCGTAATGCGCGTGATGGCGACATAGGAGCGATCATCACCAGCATCCAGCAGAACGGATGGTTTGGGACCGTCGTGGCACAGAAGTCCACGCGCTACATCCTTGCTGGGAACCATCGCTTCCAGGCGGCAAGGCAGGTTGGGCTTACCCATGTTCCTGTCTTCTGGGTTGACTGTGATGACGAGCGAGCCTTGGCAATCCTGATCGCTGATAACCGAACGAGTGATATCGGGCGATGGGATGAACAGGGGCTTATAGACATCCTCTCTGACCTCCAGCAGAGCGATATGCTCCTTGGGACGGGATATGACAGTGAGGACCTTGCGAAGCTTCTTGGAGACGTTGGATCAGAGCAGGTAGAGAAGGAAGAGCGCTTGGTTGAGTGCCCCAAATGCGGGGAACGCTTTAGTGCAGGTGCGAAG